CTTCTAGTATTTAGGTCAGGTTTTGAGATGGTATCTATCCATTTTTCAATTTCGTTTCGTATTAAAAAATCTTCATCATTTATAATTGTGGTTTCCCATGCATCAAAAGTTCTACCAGCTGCAACTTTTAGAGCTTTTCCGTGAAAAAATATATCGTATGTTGTAAGTGTAGATGCAGGAATAGAAGTTGATGAAACTAAAAATTTTATTTGTGAGGAGGGAGTTGCAATGGCTTCAGTATCATCAGTAGTACTATTAGCGTTAGTTGTGTTTGCAGGAGGAAAAAAAATTGTAACGTCAAAAAGGGACGACCGAGCGCCCCCTTGTTTTAAATTTGATTTGAAGTCTGTTATTGTGAAAGCCATTCATTTATCTCTTTTCTTCTATTTAAATATTCTCAACTTAGGGTGAAGCTTCTGATATTACCTTCTTTTCTTTTGTGATAAGTGCTGCTTCATCTGTTGAAAGCACGTGTTCCCAAGTATCGAAACACCATTCAACAGTATATTCTTCCATTGTATCACTCGACCAATCAAGTCCAATCGTCCCAAGATTTGTTGGCCACAAATTTTTTATTTTATAAGTTCTTCCATCTGCTCCATTTTTATTGACCTGAGTGACCGTGGCCGTTCCTTCGTTAAAAACTCCGGCATCAGTTGCATAAGCTCCAAAGTTTTCTGTTCGTGACCCATCCATTTTTCCGGATATTTCTCTCATCCATTGAGTAATCTTATCTCTTGCTGTGAAACTTTCATCATTAATAACAGTAGTTACCCAGTTGTCGTAAGTTCTAAATCCTGTATATTTAATTGGCCTTCCAACAAAATTTACAGGAAGGGAAGCAATAGTCCCAGCAGGAATTTGAGCAGCTTTAACTAATAGAACTTCAGCTGTTGAAAAACTCAAGGTGGTTTTATTTGCGTGTTCGATTTTAACCTTGAATAAATTAGGTCTTGCTGCACCACCGTTTTTGGCTAAATTTGATTTAAACGTAGATACTGTAAATGCCATTTTTTCCTTTGTAAATTAAGCCTGATCCTTGAAACTTCCGCCACTTGTATGAGCGTTTTCGGACGTATAATAATTGTATTCCCATGTAACATCAAATGTTTCCATATCACCTACGGTGTCGTAATTTAAATCTATTGCTGTAATAGAACTCGGCCAACAATCAACAAACGTATATGTCATTATCACACCTCCAGCTTTTGCATATTGACGTAATTTAACTGTTCCAGCCCAAGAACTAACTGCACCTGAAATTCCAAAATTAGTTATTTGACCATTTAGGTTTCCTTGCCATGTTTCTAACGATCTTCTTATATCATAATCTTCTGCATTATAAAGAGTAGTAGATAAAGTGCCAAATGTCAATTCGCCAGGAATTTTGACTGTTCGACCAAAGTATTGTTTTTCTATTGGTGTAACAGTTAATCCAGGGATTTCCGAAACATTGCAATGAGATGGAGATTCCGTCAAAGCACTCATCCCCGCAAAACTTGTGGGCGCACTAATTTGAATATCAAATAAACTAGGACGAGCGCCCCCGAATGCGAGCGCTGTCTTAAAAGTTGATAATGTTGTTGGTGTTACTGTTGCCATTTAGTTTCTCCTAATGTTGTTGTAATTATTTATATCAAAAATATTAAATAGCACCAGTAACTTCGGAAAATGATACACCACTTCTAACAGCAACAAAGTTGAGTTGAATGAAGTTGATAGCACGAGAAGGTTTGATGAAAATATCTCCTCTAAACGAATTGGAATCAACAACTTGAGCGGTATTATTAGAAGCATCACACACGACTCTAAAGTCTTGTATTCCACCTCTACCCTGAATGTCTCTCAAGAACGGTTCTACCATTGCAACAAACTGTGAACGTGTGAACTCATCGTTGAATTCAAACATCTGAAACTTAGCAGCATTTGAAATTGCTTTTTCCAGAAGAATGAATAATCGTCTTACGTTAATTCTATCAAACGCAGATGGTTTAGTTAATTGTGTCTTATCTCCAAAAAGGATTGTTCCTTCGCCTGGAAATGAAACAACAGGATTGACTTGTGCTTGATACAACTTATCACGTTCCGCTTTCTTAGGATTGTAAGGAAGTTTTACCACACCTTTAATTTGACCTCTGGTAAAACCAGCTGGAGAAAAGAAAGGATCACGAACTTGATCTGTTTGAGCACAACATCCAGCTGTATCTCCGTTCAATGGAACATATCTGAATTTATCAGCATGTTTGTCAAACTGATACTTATATCCAGAATCCATAACAGCGTAAGAGGAATTCTTATTGACAGTATCTCTAAAATCAATTACGTTATCTGTAGCAGTTGAAGAATCTGTTACACCAACAACATCTGCTTTTTCAGGGGAAAAGAAAGCAACACAATCTTTTCTTGAATCTGCGAGATTATCAATAACGTGTCTTATGACTGTTGAACTGTGATTACCACACATTACGAGTGAAAGATCAACATCTTCAGCAGATTTCATTAGGTCATATGCACGAATAATATCAGCATCTGATGGACCTGTTCCGTCTGTTCCACCACTAAAACCAAGTGACAATGGAAATGATGCATTTTCAAAGGTATCTGTGGTTTGAACTCCACTAGCATCAGCAGTTGCTCCCCAAGCACGAAATGTTGCAGTTCCGTCAGTAACTATTGTTCCGTTACCAGCGGTATCGTTACCGGCTACTGCAGATGCAGTTGTTCCGTGTGCACCCATTGTTGGATGATCTAACCACCACACATATGATGAATACTTATTGATGTAATTCTTGTAGAAAACATCTTCTCCTTGATCATCTCTTGCTCCACTTGCAACTGACATATTAGCGTGTGCTTCTAGAACCTCTCCTTTTGTTCCTGACCAATCACCATTTTCATCGATAATAGCAACGTGAATCTCATCTTGTGCCATATCTTTGTCATCGGCAAAAGTGGAAGTCGTTGGTGCGCCTGTAGAAAATGCACCTTTATATTCCCATTCTCTTGCGATAGCAGCAGCAGCATTAGTTCCGTTAAATTTTGTTGTAGTTGCAATGACTGTGTTTGATGTGATAGCATTAACTCTGTGTGATTCTCCGCCAATTACTATTGTATCACCAACAACAAACTGTTTGTCGAACATTGTTCCTGTTCCTGTTACAACAGTTGAATCAGCAGTAGTTACAGCAGTTCCCTTTATAAAAGTAGAAGTTGTTGTAAACGCAGAACGTTTCTTTATCGTGAATGACTTACCTGAAGCATCGGCTGTATCAGAACTACTTGTTGCAAATACTGAAGCAGTATTAAGATCAGAAATTGTGGAAACTATATGAAATCCAACTTCATCTGCAATCTTGATAGCATCTCCAACTCTTAGTTCATCTAAAAACAGAGAAGAGGATGTTCCTTCCAAAACACCACTTGAAGCAGTCCATGTTACTGTGCTTGTTCCTGTTGCTTCTGGTCTATCAGCAGGACAAATTGACATTTTTAAACTGTTACCTAAAGCACCTGCCCATTTAGCTATAAATGGTCCGAGTGCGGCAAAACCTGTAACACCACCACCAATTGCTCCACCTTGTTCTGGATCAAATGTGTTATAGAAACTTTCAACAGTTGTTGTTTGAACGTTTACATATGTTGCTGTATTAGAAGCTGAATTCAATGGTGCAGTGGCTGATGATGAGGTTGTGTTAGCAGCACGAACAACGTTCAAAGCACTTGTGTATGCTAAGAAATTAGCTGCGGTATAGAATGCTTCAAAGTTGTTATCGTCTGGTTTTTGAAACATCTCTACGAGATTGTCTTGATCTGTAACCAACTTAATTTCTTCTATTGGCCCCCAATTGAACCTACCAGCAAAACCACCAACAGAAGTACCAGCGGCAACTACTACATTAGTAAGGTCAATTTCAGATGTATTTACGCCAGGACTTACTTGAAAGGCCATATCTTCTCTCCGTTAAATTTATTTTTTGAGTTTTTTGTGCAAAGTATTTGTTACTCTGATAATATTTATAAATACTCGTAATTGATGAATAATATTTAGTGTAAGGTAAATATGAAGTTTCCTCAAAAAGCAATAGACCGTTTCAATGCTAAGATTAATAAATCTAGTAATTGTCATGAATGGAACGCTTCCAAACAAAAACAAGGTTATGGAATGTTCTCTTATGATGGAAAATCCAAACCAGCTCATAGATTTGCTTATCTTCTTCACAAAGGAGACATTGCCGAAAACATGGTGGTTCACCAAACTTGTGAAAATAATAGTTGTGTAAATCCAGAACATCTTGTTTTACAAACTAAAAGTCAAAATAAAAAAAATTACAACTCTACTCATGTCAGTAAAGAGATGGTAGAAAAAAGTAGCGTTAAATTTCTTTATCGTCTTCGTAGTGTTAGACCAGAATTGGAAAAAGAAATTGATGCATTACTGATGTTACTCGTTACTGAAAAAATGAAAGATGAAGATGACTTTGGTTTTGAGAAAATAAAGAAAGAAAATTATCTCTAATAATATTCTCTCTGCCATTCTTGTCCAACTGGTTGCCACACATTATCATCGCCAGGAATTGAATTTTCCTCTGGATCATGACCATCTTCAATAAACCCAAAAGGAACCATTTCTTCTTCTATCATTTTCATTTGTTCGGAAAACATTTTTTCTCTTATATCTTGGTCTGTGAGCTCTCTGAAGTACCTCTGTTGAACTAACCAACAAAAGAGAACACAACACATCACTAGATCATCATGAGTTCCATCGTCAGCTTCCCATGATGTACTTTTTCCAATAAACGTTGTCAACTCACTTATTGTATCAAAATCTTCTATGATTAGATTGTCTCTCTCTATCATATCTTTGAGAGTTGCACAACCAATTCGTTTTACTTGTTTAGTAGTACGGATTCCCATTGATACATTTTTAGAAAAACCTCCACCAATCTGTTGACCATTTCTACCGTGCATCGTAACCATCATCATATTTTCGTATTCCATATCATGATAAAGTATGTCAGCCACTTGTTGTCCTATGTCGTTTACTTCTACTAAAACAAATGCTTCGTTGTATTTCTGAGCAGCTGTAAAAATAACATTAGGATATAACATTGGTGAAATGTCATTTTTTCGGTACTTTGCAACTTGACGGTAAGGTTGCTTCGTTACATCAAACAAAGAAAATGCAGAGTAGTCAAGACCGACTCCTCTCGCAACATCACACACCATCACATAAGTATGTCCCAATATCGGTTCTTGATAAACATCTAATCCACCCTGTTGATAAACTGGTGCTTTGTAAGCTAACGAAAGAAGTTTCTCCGTAGAAATAAGTGTGTTAGAACTACCGAGAAACGAACATTCAAACTCTTGTTGGAACTGTCGTTCTGAAGTATTTCGTATGGTTTTCTCTTTCCATTCTTGGTCTCTATCTGGAACTTGTGACCAATGAACGGAAATTGGAGAATAATCATTGTTCTTCTCTTCGGCATCTGTCCACAATTTGTAAAACAGATTCATTCCGTTTGGAGTAGATACTATGAATACTTTTGTGGTTTTACCAGAAGAAATCGTAGGATACACAGAACTGAAAAACTCTTCAGAAATGTTAGAAGGAACAAATGCAAACTCATCTAGAAAAATGATGTTGAAAGAACCACCTCGAATAGCAGAACCAGAAGTTGAACTAGCAAGAATCTTTGA